TTACGTACTCTTCTTTATTCATTACAGTTTCCCCTCTTTTACTAATGCTAAACGGTTAGCTTCTTGTGCAGCAGCTATGTCTTTTTTATTCTGGCCGGTGTACGCGACAGCCAGCTTTTCTTTGATAAGTAACTTGTTGATGGTTGACCGTCCGACTTTGATCTCCCCCAAGTACCTTCCAAACTTTCCCTTCTCTCTTGTTCGGAGCGCATAAACTCCTCCCAACTTGAGAGTCTTTTGGGCGTAGGCTTTTGCGAGTAGTCCATGAGCTTTCTCCTTCTTATTTCTAGTGCGGCACTCTGGAGTATCGATCCCGAAAAGACGGATACGCTGATTACGAACCCAACAATCAAAACCAAGATCAATGTCCACATCGCATGTGTCTCCATCCACAATTTTTATAATGGTTGCTTTGTATTCGTACATTTATTTTTCCTCTACTATTTTTTCTCTAAGAATTGCGTCTTCCCAACTCTTGCACCACGGGCAGTACCAACCTTTTCGATATGCTTGTGGATGCCTATCGCCGTTTTGTTTTTCGACATACCCAAGCACTTCAAGCATCTTCTGGCCGCACTTGCATTGTTGGTCAAGGCTCTTGTACATCTTTACCTAACACCCGTGTAGAACACATGTTTGTTTATCTTAGCCGTAACTTCGCCAGTGTAAGCCCACTCTGGGTACACTTCAGTAGTATGGTAGTGAGTAGCCCCTTTTGTTCGGTCAGGTATACGGTCACTTATGTATGCGAGGTATAAAGCATCGTGCCAAGCATTAGTATTTCTCGGGCTGTCGGATTTACCGTCACACCAAAAACTAAACTGGCACTTGTCTCTCACTGGGTTATTGTTTAAGTAATAACCTTGCTTAACTACATCGCACGCATTGTCTGGATAGCGCGGGTCTTCGACTCTATTGTGTATAACTTGTGCTACGGCAATCTGCCCATCGCCGGGTTCACCCCTAGCCTCAAAGTAAATTGCAGTAGCTATACATATTAACGCGGGAGTTATCATGGTCTTATCCTAAACGGGTCTGGCAGCACCTTATCCGGTCCTTTGTGTACCTTCGGTACTCTGAACCTGTTACGGACAGGGTTATCCACCATCGGTCTGCCTATCGGGGTCTTTAACTTAACCCCGTGATTAAAGAGTATTGTCCTGACGCTATTGGGGTTTAGCCCTAGCCGAGCAGCTATATCAACACCTTTCATACCTTTCTTTGCCATATCAATAATCTTTGGATACAAATCCTTATGTCCCTTCTTCGCCATCTCCGTCTTCTTCCTCTATAAATTCTTCTACTCTTTCTAAAACGTCAGTAAGACGTTTGATTAGCAATATGACTTCTTCTACGTCTTGTTCTTCCAACTCTATTCGTACTTTCATAAGCTCCTCAATTCAACGCGTGCCCTCTCAAGGTTGGGCACGACTAGCCTTAGCGCGGCTTCCTCGGCATACACACATCAGAGAAAGAGAACGCCTGTCAAGATATGGTATTGGCACACCATTCTCGACCAAGGGGAGTAGTTCCAATGCTGTATGCTGCGGGTGTTTTCGGGGGAATAGTAAAACCCTGCCCACCGCCCGCTGGGGCCATCAACAAGCTCCATAGGAATCACCATACCCACCCTCGCAGTTGAGAGGCAGGTCTGGCGCCCATCTGGGCCTGATCTTCATAACTTTCTCTACTAGGCGCATACCCTCTTCCACTTCGTCCTCTGGGACAATGCACCCTATGGCATCGTGGACGGTCATTACGACTTTGTACTTCTGGGCTACGCGGAGCAGTTGTTCACCGATAACAATCCGTGCCAGTGCCTGACACACGTTCTCGATTACTTTCCCTCCATATATTCTAGTATCCATAAGCGCCCTACCCTTCCGGGTCTTGTACAATAACTCCGATTTACCCTCTTCGTCAGTCTCTTTTCGCAATTCTGGGTACTTTATATACAGGCCATTGGGCAGACGGATACCGCTATTCCCCTCAACCTCAAGTATATCGGGGCGTCCGAAAGAGCCAGTCTGGTCTTTCATAATAGTATTTAGTGCCCTTCCTGCTTCCCGCCATAACCGTGGTATCTCTGGGTATGTCTCTCTGTATACCTTTATGATGCGGTCACATTCTTCCTGTTCTAGCTCCACCCCAAAGTTTTTAAGCTGGGCCTTAAACTTAAGAGCACCCATACCGTACCCTGCACCTAGTATAGTAGTCTTACCAACGAACCTTTCTTCTTTGTTTATCTGGTCTTCAGGCTTATCGTAGATAGCGGAGGCCATTATCTTATATACATCGTCTCCTCTGTCGAACGCTTCAACTAGGTCGTCCTCCTCGGCCAGCCACGCCAGTGTCCGTGCCTCTATCTGAGACAGGTCACAGTCCACAAACTTGTACCCAGCAGGGGCGCACATAGCCTTCTTGAGCTGCGATCCACGGGGTAGGTTCTGCATATTGATCTTGTCGTCACCTCCCCAGCGCCCTGTGTGGGCCGCGTAATAACGTAACGGGATAGGTAGTGTACCCCTACCAGCTATGTCAATGAACCTCTGGGTGCGTGTCTCCTCTATAGTAGACCTTACCCCTAGTCTAGCAGCCACAATAGCTTGAACCTCCGGGTTCTCGTGTTCTTGAAGTTTTTTAAGACCTTCATCGCTTTTAGCGAATGCGTAAGTCTCCTTGCCTGTTGTGGGGCTTATTTTGAGTGGCGGCTCAATGCCATATTCCCGCAACAGTTCGGCAAATTGTGGGTTACTTGTGAGTTGTTTCTTGTCGTGTTTGACCTTCGCCATTAGGGCTTCTTTCTTACCTACAACATCCTCAAGGTGCGCGTTGAGTACACCTAAGTCTAGGCATAGCTTCGGCTCACTAAACATGCGGATTGTCAGGTCTATCAGGGCCAGTTCAAAGTTCGGAAAATCTTTCTTTAACACGTTGAATAACTTAAAGGTAAGTTCTACGTCCTGCACACAGTAGCCCCCATAGGCTTTAAGCTCTTCTGTTGTGAAGTCCAGCCTCTTCTTTCCAATAGCACTGTGTACCTCGGTGCCTTTCTTACCCAGTTCGTAGTATTCGGACAACGCAGCCAGACTCCCACCAACTTCAATGGAATGGATAGCCCGTGCAATTGCTAGCGTATCAGCAATCTTTTTAGGTCGGATGTCGAAGTGCCAGTTGAGGATCGCCATGTCAAACATAGCGTTGTGTGCAAGAGCAACGGAGTTGTCCCAATCAAACTGGGATAGGAATTTTGCTATTTGCTTTTTGCTGCCGGAAAACCAAAGTGGGACCGAAGCTTGATTACTATCATCGCTCGACCAGACTTTGACAGCCACACCAATAACCTCGAAACGAGGGTCGCGGATGTATTCTTCAGTGGTGAGTTTGTTGAGGCCGTAGTCCTTAGCGTAGTACGTCTCGAAATCTATCGTCAGCATTTCCATTATTTTTTAGATACTCGTCGAGTACCCCTACGTTCTCTTCGTTAATGATAAAGGTTACGCCTTCTGCTTCTCTGATAGCAGCAAGCTCTTTAAGTTGTAGCGCAGTTGCTTTGTTGTCACCAGCCTTACATTCTATGCCGATAAATTTACCGTGGTAACAACAAACTACATCTGGCACCCCACTACGACCCATTCCGTAGCTGGCGGGAAAGAAGTAGTAAGCGCCGTGATCCTTGAGTAGTTTCACGACTTTGTTCTTAACTTTCTTTTCGGGAGTAAGCGCCATTCAGAAAGAATAGCGTAAAGACTTGACTTTGTAAAGGCACAAAAAACCCCGCACTAGGCGGGGCGTTAGCAACATTGAATATTCAATGTTAGTTTATTCATTCTCCTGTATGTCTTTCATAATTTCTCGCCGTAGTCTCTTGCGATCTTCGGGCGAACACTTTGTAGCTATCTTAATATCACTAAGCCTTAGTTTGTAACTCGACGCATTCCAGTACAAAGCAGCGGGGGGATCGGTGACGAGCATGTACTGCCACTGCTTTCCATCAAGATCAACGTAAAACGATTCACCGGTTGTCATCATCGTTCTCCTCCAACATTGAATATTCAATGTTGTTTACATACTCGATTAAGACCCTTCGTATTTCTTGAGTATAGTTAGGGTCAGCTTTGAAATGGTCTACCACGTATTGTGGTAGACGCAAACTTACTAGTGTCAGAGTAGGCTCTTTCTGCTTACCTCGTCGTCGTCTCTCAGCAGTCGAAATCAAGTTGCACCTCGTTACGAATAAAGAATTTACCATCTGCCAGTTTGAAACCAGCCCCGTCTACAAATGTACCCTTGTCAGCAATCTTCAACAGACCCAATGCCATCCGCATGTCGCTAGGCATCTCGTCGCGCTTGAACCGCTTTGGTGTTGTCTCGCCTTGGTGCCACTTGAAGTATTCATCTTCTTTTAGCAAAACGTAGTAGCCGTTTCTTTTATGGACTACGTCTTCGATATTTTTTACTACCTGTAACTCGTTTTGTGTGTGGTGAAAAGCATCAATAAGATCAGCCTTACCCATGTCTTTAAGAAACTTGAGTACCGTTTCATTAGCGCGTGCAACCTCTGTCTTGATGTAGTCAGTAAGCTTGCTGCGTGCAGCATCATGTTCTTTGCGCAGCTGATACGAGCTGTTGTTTACTTCATAACTTACGTTGGATGCCATTGCTTCCATATGCTCACGTATGGTCATGCCATAAAAGTATTGAGCGAATAAAGACTTTGCTGTACTGAGCTTCGCTGTCTTCTTCGCACTCCCGCGTTTCAATACTCGGTTGATGCGGTTGTTTGTAAATTCCAACCCATTCGCGTTGTTAGAGTACGCCTCTCCTCCACTGATACAACCAACAGGCTCGTCACCATCAAGCACGTATATGTTGCGCATGGTCATGTACTCCTCGTTTTTCTCGTTGTATCTAGTGTGAGTTTTAACGTAGAACGAGTAGTCTGGATAACGATGCCCGAGATGCGATAGCAAAGCAGGGGCAATATCCCGATGATGCTTCTGCTTCAAGGGTCCAGTATCGTTTCGGTTGTGGTAAATATTTCTCGGCATGTTTGAAAAGTTAGACGCATCGCCATTCTTGATGTCGTCTTTGGCGTTTGCCACTGCATAGCTATCTCTACTGTATACTTCTGTAAGCATTCTCTTTCCCCTACCAATCGTATGAATTAATAATTGAGTCCACTTCTTCCTTTACTTCCTCACGGACAGTTGGGGAATCCTTGAACATCTCTTTTGTTTTACCTGCCATAATATCCTCAAGGCGTTGACGCGCCTCTTCTATCTTGGGGTCGTTGGTCAGGTTCATGTGCTTAAGCATACGGCACAAGCCCAAGGGATTAGATACAAAAGTCTC